GTACTATCACCTTCAAGCAAGGAGCATTTCTTCCTGGAGGAGTGATTACAGGATTTGCTATCTCTTCAGGTAGTGTAATTGCCTATAAGTAATGATTGGCATAGGTATTGGGCTAGGTAGAGGTATAGTAAATCAACTTCCTTTTAGATTTACAGTAAATACAAATAATACCTCAGCAGGTAGTAGTACAAGTACGCAGTTTAAGTTACCCTTAGTTTCTTCGGGAACTATAAATGCCATAGTAGACTGGGGAGATGGAACTTCTAGTACTATTACTACCTGGAACCAAGCAGAAGTAACACATACCTACGCTACTGCAGGTGTATACGATATTAAAATTACTGGAGTACTTAGAGGATGGTTATTTAATAATACGGGAGATAGATTAAAAATCCTTAATATTATTAGTTGGGGTTGTTTGGATATTAGTGTGGATTTGGGATTTGAGGGGTGTACAAATTTAACTGCAACTGCAACGGATGCTCCTTTAATTACAATCACAAGTTTAAATTCTTATTTCAAAAATTGCCCTAATTTTAACGGAGCAATAGGGAATTGGGACGTATCAAACGTAATATTTTTTGAACAGACTTTTTTGGGGGCATCTTCGTTTAACCAAAACATTGGTTCTTGGAACACGTCAAAAGCAACAAGAATGAATCAAATGTTTAATGGAGCAACCGCATTTAATCAAAACATAGGAGCATGGAATGTATCAAATGTAACAACATTTTCATCAATGTTTAGTGGGGCAACCGCATTTAATAATGGAGGCTCAGCAGATATTAATAATTGGACAATTAGAACGGCAAGTGCGGTAAGTATGTTTAGTATGTTTAGGAGTTGTGCCTTCAATCAAAACATTTCAAGTTGGAACACAAGTGCAGTTACAAACATGGAATCAATGTTTTCATTAAATGGTGCATTTAATCAGCCTATTGGTTCTTGGAACACAAGTGCAGTTACTACTATGGCAAGTATGTTTCAAAGTGCAACCGCATTTAATCAAAACATTGGAGCATGGAATGTATCAAATGTTACAACATTTTCTTCAATGTTTAATGGGGCAACCGCATTTAACCAAAATATTGGAGCATGGAACGTATCTAATGTTACATCTTTCTCATCTATGTTCTCCAACGCAACCGCTTTTAACAATGGCGGCTCGGACGATATTGATAATTGGACTTTCTCTACAACTTCTAATATTGATATGAGTAGTATGTTTAGTGGTACAACTACTACTCTATCTTCCAAATTCAATCGTTACATTGGCTCTTGGGATACTCAGCGTGTAACTAATATGAGTGGAATGTTTGCGTTTAACACGGCATTTAATCAAAACATTGGAGCATGGAATACAAGTGCGGTTACAAATATGGCAAGTATGTTCCAAAATTGTTATGTTTTTAATCAAAACATTGGTTCTTGGAATACCTCCAACGTAACAAATATGAATAATATGTTCTCTTCAAACGCTTCTAATATTTTTAATTTTAACATTAGCGGTTGGGATGTATCAAAAGTAAATAACATGGGTGGGATGTTTAGGGCTTGTAGTTTCTTTAATCAACCAATTGGAAGTTGGAATACAACTTCCGTAACGAGTATGAGTAATATGTTTGAAAATGCAAGAGATTTCAATCAAGATATTGGGTCTTGGAACGTGTCAAACGTAACCAACTTTACAAGTTTCATGGTGTTCAAAACAGCAGCCAATTATTCCGCAGCCAATCTTGATAGCATATACAATGGATGGAGTTCAAGACCCGTTAAGCCAAATTTGAGTATTAATTTTGGAAGCATAAAGTACACTGCGGCAGGTCAAGCAGGTAAAGACATTTTGGATTTTGCACCTAACAACTGGACAATAGTAGACGGAGGTATATAATGAGCGAGATAAAATTCCCAACACAGAGAACATACTTTATCACTTATACTGATACGAGTATTTTTAGTTATGGTTATGTTGATCCAGATCAACAAATGACAAGCGGTCAACCTGAACTATATCAAACAACAGATGAACAGGCTTGGATAACAGAACTACAAACTGTATTTAATACTACATACCCGCCTATTACCACTACTGAATAATGAAAACCTCTTTCCTCTTATACACAGGTACAACTCTCTTAGCTTTTTTAGGAGCTTACTTCCTTAATCTAGGAGCAGATAATGCTGAACAGTACTTAGCTGTAGTTGCTGTTGTGTTTATAGATGGATTCTTTGGGGTATGGGCAGGAACTAAAAAGATTGGTTTTCAAACTAGAAAAGCACTTAAAGTACTTCAGACTTTGTTTGCTTGGGTACTTATACTTACGGGTGTCTTGATGATTGAGAAGGGGTTTGAAGGCACTTTTTGGCTAAGCGAAACTTTATGTGCCCCCTTTATTGTTTTTCAGCTGATAAGTGCGCTTAAAAATGCTCACACAGTAGGAATCATAGACAACAGTGTACTCTCTCAAATTTTAGAAAAGATAGATCAACACAAATTCAAGCACGATAATGAAAAACCTCTCGATTAAACTTAACTTTATCTTCTTCTTTGCTATTGTCTACCTTTTATACAGGTATGAGTACGTACAAGAACAAGACACCAATCAAGTAATCTCTTTTATAGATTCTATTGATAAAGCAAATGATACTTACTTTGAGAAGATAGACTCCTTAGAGCACATAAAACACGAAGAGTATAGAACTTACGAAAAAATCACCTTAAAGTATGACACCATTCAAATCGCTATTGACACTATGCCTGATATTGACGGCACAAAGTATCTACTCACAATCTCTAGACAGCTTACCGCTAAAGGAGTTGAATAACGAATTCCTTAAGGGAATTCAAGCACGTGAGAGAGTAGTAAGTCTTAAAAAAATTGTTAAGACTGACAGTGTACAGTTATCTTTATATAAAGATTCTATTATTCCTAACTTTAGATTAGCTCTAGATACCGCTAAAGTAGAGATAGTTCGCTTAGATACTAAAGTTAAATCTCAAGCAGAAACTATTAAAACACTTAAAAATGTTTTGAAAGGTGGATTAATTGCTATAGCTTTGTTAACCATAGGGTTAATACTTTAACTCTCTGCCTATGATCCCAATCTCTAAACAGATTGTTCAATACTACATTGACAATCCAAATACAACCGAGACAGCTGTTGAAGTTGCTATCCGCTTCAACTATCAGCCAGAAATAAACAATCTTCTAAGAGGAAAAAGAGTTCGTGACTTAAAAAGAACAGCAATGGCTCATCTACTTAGGGAGGATTCTTTATATCAGCCAACTGCTACTTCTCCTGTGTTGTCTAACCATACTCTAGGAACTTACGATGAGAACTTAGATAAAGGTACTCTAGAAGTATCTAAACTAGTCTCTGAGCAACCTAGATCTGCTGAAGAGATTATTAAGATCCACAAAATAGATACTACTAAGTGGAGATTAGTACAGTATTGGAGTAAAGAAAAACAATCAGGTTGGCTAGTGTCAGCCTTATTTGCTTCTATAAAGCCTGAGGATAGTTTACCTCAAGACATAGAAGCCGTTCTAAGAGAGGTTTTCTTAGAATCTAACATAAGTCCTTGCCCTACTCCTAAGAAGACTCCTGTGGCCTCTAAAAGGGCTTTATTTGTCTATATGAGTGACAAGCATGTAGGAGCGCTTACTCACCCTAACTCTATTTTTAACAACGACTACAACGAAGACATCTTCGAAGTAAGAATGATGAGAGTATTAGAAGAGATAGAAAAGCAAGTAAAGATCTACGGAAGACTAGAAGATCTTTTTATTTGTGATTTAGGAGATTCTTTAGATGGTTGGAATGGCTTAACTACTAGAGGAGGACACCAACTACCTCAAAACATGAACAACAAGGAGTCTTTTATGACTTACCTTTATGCTCACAAAAGATTCTTTGATGAATTGCAAGAAAAGAATCTTGCAAATAACATCCATGCTATTATGCAGACAGAGGACAACCACTCAGGTTCCTTTGGTTATATTACAAATCAAGCACTCACTCTTTATTTAAATACAGCTTATCCTTTTATCAAAGTAACGATAATGGAAAAGTTTTTAGAACACTTTGATTATGGCAAACACACGTTTATCTTTACTCATGGCAAAGATTCTGAGGATCTTAAGCATGGTCTTCCCCTTTTCTTAACAGAAAAAGCAGAAAATTTCCTTAATAAATACATAGATCACCATGGTCTAGGAGAGAATAAAAATATTTCGATAGTAAAAGGAGACTTACATACAGAGAGTATGCAACAAGTCTATAAGTTTAGATACCGTAATGTTCTCTCTATGTATGGCTCTTCTAAGTGGGTAATGAATAACTTTGGTCCAGGATATCCAGGAGTTTCATTTGATTTAGTAGAAAAAGATACGGATTTAATATATTCGTTTTATATTCGCTTTAAATAAAATTAAATAAACAGTTATGATTACCCTAGCAGATATAGATAAATTAAAAAATAAGTTTTACTTAGACTCAGAAAAAGATGGGCTAGGAATAAGACCTAACGTAATACTAATCACAGAGGATCAGTTTGAAGAGATACTGAAAGAAATGGGTGTAGAAGATGAAGAAGACATTACAATAGAAAGCATACTAGGAATGGATGTGGTTATAGCAAATGGATTAGAATACCCAAGACTATTAAGACTTTAACTTTAAATCTTCTTAAAGTTCAGTAACTTTAAATACTACAGAGTAAGCATTTAGATTATTATTGTCTACATAGACAGTAGGAATAGTTCCTCCTACAAATCCTGAAGTAAAGTTCAGAATCACTCCCCCTCCTATTGTTGTTACACCTGCTTGACTTATGCTAGATTGAGGAGTAGCTGCATTATTAAAAGTCGCTACATACATACCTGCTTCTTGTTTGTCTTGAGTTACATTGTTAACAGCGTAGTATTCTATCTTAAGTAAACCTACAAAGAAACTAGTAGCAGACTGATACAAAATAGTATTAGTAGACATTCCATTTACTACTACGGTAGTTGAGCTACCTCCACCTCCACTACTTCCGTTAGCTGCCAAAGTAATCCTACCTTGAGCATCTACGGTGATGTTTGCGTTAGTATAAGCACCTGCTGTTACAGCAGTATTTGCCAACGCTATTGTTCCAGTGGTTGTTATAGTTCCTCCGCTTAAACCTGTACCAGCAACTATTGAAGTTACTGTTCCTGTATTAGTTGTGTAACCAGCAGGATTAGTAGCATTGTATGGTGTAAATCCTAAAGCTGTAGTTACGTCTCCAGAAATTAAAGTCAGTGTACCTCCTAAGGTTAAGTTACCTGAGGCAGTTACTGTTCCACTTAATGTTAGTCCGCTTACAGTACCCGTGCCACTTACAGAAGTCACTGTTCCTACATTTGTTGTATAACCACTAGGGTTAGATGCTGCATAGTAAACCGTAGAGTCTACACTACCATCTGCTTTTAAGAACTGAGAAGAAGTTCCTCCACTCTTAATAAAGGAAGTGGCTTTAATGTTTCCATTAACCTCTAGTTTTTCTGTTGGAGATGCAATTCCTATTCCTACGTTTCCATTTGGCACATAAACAATTCCTGTTGAAGACTTGGTACTTAGCGTTAGTGTATTTGTAGTTCCTGTTCCTAATGTTGTATCTGTGTTAGTGATATTTAAAACACTAGTAGAAACAATATTATTTCCATTGGTATCTCTAATTACGTTTGCGTATACTCTCGTTGATCTTATGTCGCCATTTACATCTAACTTATATCCTGCATCGGTAGTAGTATTAATTAAAACATTGCCTGTTGGTTTTATTGTTAAATCAAAAGATGATGCTAATCTTTGAAATGTTAACTCACCAGAAGAACCATCTGCTGCAGCTGTTGCACGAATAGTCCATCTTGGAAGAGGATATCCTGAGTTTTGAAAATTTATTTGACCAATAGAATTAGCTGCTGTTAGGATGCTAAAAGTATTAGCTCCACCAGTAAAATCGGAGGTTATCTTACCAACAGTAATCGCATTGGTGGTGGTATTTCCTGCTGTGGTTACTTGTGCTAGGGTAGGAACTGAGACCAAAGGCGTACCTCCGAAGATGGTAGATATGCTTTTGTTCTTCCAAAGAGTAGTTGAAGTTTCGTAGACAAGGAGGTCGTTATTGGCCTCAGAGGAAATTTGAACTCCGTGCAACTCATTCAACTCATACCCGTTTTGAATCAAGATAACTATCCTACCTTGAGTAGGGTGAGACCGAGCAATGTACCCAATAAAAACCGTATGGTTGGGTTCAGCAGGAATCGTGCTTGTAAATGCTCCAGCCGTAGCGGCAGATAACCAAACAGCATCTCCAGCCGTAAATGCCGAAGTGTCTAAATTATGAAGAGTTCCATTTACCGCTACGTACCCATCAGAGTTATTTGTGATGTTTGCTACAACTATACCAATTGTTTTAGAAGAAGTGGCTTCGGTGTGTGCTTGAGATAAAACTGCATTGGGTCTGTTACCTGTTGCTCCGCTCAAGTAAACTACTTGTCCTTTCGTTAAAGTGACTCCAGTAGAGTTTCTTACTATAATTTGGATGGTCTCAGCACTATCTACTACTCCGTCATTATCGACATCATACGTGCTCTTACTCATGTCGCCTCCACCTCCACCACCAGCAGGAGTTTG